CGCGCGCTTGCTCGCGCGGAAGGTCGGCGACTCAGTGCGCGATTCGTGGTCCGGGTAAAAAACGTCCTCCGACAGCGTGCGGCGCGTCTCGTGAGTTTTCGCAGTCGTCATAGTCCGCGCTCGCACAATGCGCGCTCTTCAGCGCGGCGTTTCACCAGGCCGGGCAGCACGCGGCCGCCGGCCGTCACCCATTGCGGGCGCCGGTTGTCCGCCTCGTTCATCACGCGGCACGCGCCCTTCCAATCACCGGCGTTGAACCGCTTCGCCGTCGTGCTGCCGCAGTACGCCGCCGGCCCGACGTTGTAGGCGAAGCTCACCGCCGCGGCGAGCTGGTACGTGTGCCCTTTCAGCCCCGGCGTGCACTTCAGCACCGGCTCGGCATGCTCGATCAGCCGTTGCTCCAGGCGCGCTCGGCACTCGTCGGGGGTGAAGCGCTGGCCGGCGTGCACGTCTTTCGTGTCGCCGTTGCACGCCGTGATGATCCCGATCGGGTCCGGTCGCGCGACAAGTTCGAGCCCCTCGAACTTCGGGACCATGGAAAAAAGAAGGGCTGCCGCAGCAGCCCCCACAACACCCGCCAGTGTCTTCTTCGGTACGTTAGCCATCGAGCAATGCCCTCTTCCCTTTGTTCTTGATCAGGTAGTACGCCTGCAGCCCGATGTACGCGATCGTCGCGACGGCTACCCACCAGTTGATGTCGTGGCTGGTCAGCCACAGCCAGAAATTGCTTCCCACCGCCGGCGCCGCCTTCGCTGCGCTTACCGCGAGATCGTTCTTCATCAAGTCCCCGAAATGAAAAAGCCGCCCGAAGGCGGCCAGTTGCTAATCCCAAATCTTTCTGGCCCGTTCTGGGCATCTACCAACTGAGGTAATCCATGAAAACGAATCTGGCTTGGTGTTATGACCGGGGTATTGCACGGAATAATCCACGCGCAGAGCCCCCGCCTTTCCTTTTCAGCGTGATATTCTTTCGCGCGACGCACAAATGGAGACGAGGATAGTGAACCAGTTCCAATGTTGCATCTGCGGTCGCAATAATTCCGAGATAAATCAGGCGCATCGTGAATTGATGCTATGCGCGCAGTGCGGTAGCAACGCGCGCTTCAGGGGGCTGATGCTCGGCGTAATGCGCTATGCCTTCAACGAAGAGTCTAAGCCTCTGATCAAGCAGAGCGATCGCCGGAGTATCACGGCGATTGGGATATCTGACAGCGAAATCTACGCCTGGCCGTTGGCGGCGAAACTCTCATACGCAAATACCTACTACCACACCGAGCCGCAGCTCGATATATGCGACCTGAGATCGATCGACCAATATTCAAACATCGACCTGATCATTTGCTCCGATGTGATTGAGCACACCCCGCTGGCGCCGCGCAAGGTCCTTGAGAACATGCGCCGGATGTTGCGACCCGGTGGCATCCTTATTTTGTCAGCGCCGACTTACCACCTGCCAGAAACGATTGAGTGGTATCCCGATGCCGCCAGCCTTGAAGTCAAGGATTGCGGCGGCCGGCACGAGGTGCGCTGGTCCGATACGTCAGGTGCCAAGCACGTCGATTTCCGTCCGTGCTTCCACGGTGGCCCTGGCAGCACGCTGGAAATGCGCCTTATCGCGCATCAGGATCTGATACAGGCTGGCATGGACGCAGGATTCGAGGTAGAGACACTCGAATTTTCACCGGAGATAGGCTACGTCTGGCCCATCGTCCCCGAATACCCCGGCATCGCCGCCCCGATGGATGGCCGCGTCTTAGTGCTGAGAAGGCCGCACGAAACTCCGGTCAAAGGGCGCGGTTATCCACGATGAAGCGCGGAGCGTAGGTCAGCGCTTGCGACGGGCTGCAGTGAATTCAAAATGATGGCGCAGAGAAGGTAGCGCCGTCATATTTCCAACCCTGCTTCGGCTGAGTGGTCGAGCTCGAAATATCTACGAGCGCGCCCACAATAGCCGGAACAAACCTTTCCGAAATTGGTATTTCGTTGCTGTCGTCGTCCGTCAACGGACCAATAATTTCCGCTACCGTGCCTGAGCTAATGCGCGCGTAAGTCTTCATTTAAGCGAACTCCTCGATAATTGCGACGCCAGCGTAGCCAGCGCCACCTGCAGCCAGCGCCGCGCCCGCGTTGCTACCACCCCCGCTACCGCCTGCGCCATATCCGCCCCCCGCTGTCCCAGCTACGCTGGTAGCAGTCGAGATGATTGCCCCCAATGCGCCACCGGAATATTGAGTGCCGCCACCATTTCCGCTCAAGACCATGCCTGAGTTTGGCCACATTGCGGGGGCGCCCGGGCCACCCGCCCCATTGTAGACATTGCCGCCAGTACCGGTCCCGCCGGCTCCCCCTCCCTGTCCGCTTGGATATGCGACATTTGTTGACCAATTTCCACCCGAGCCACCAGTAGCAGAAAGCAGCGCCCCAAACGACGAGGTTCCACCGTTATTGCCCGTCGCCCCTGTATTGGACGGGCCACCGGTACCCACGGTTATGGCAGTTCCCGAGGTCGGGCCCATCAGGCTTACGGCAATACCTCCGGCGCCACCGCCGCCTCCAGTTGCAGCGCTGCCCGACGAGGAGGCGCCAGCCGGGCCACCAGAAGCGCCACCACCAACAACTGTCACCCGCTGGCGCGTGGTCAATGCCTGCGCACTAAACGTCGTCGCTCCCGTAGTCGTTGCTGCGCCGCCATTCACCGACACATACTGCGCGCCGCCAACGTTGGTGTAGACACTCGTTCTCAGCAATCTACCGGTTGCCTGGCCCAGCTGCAGCGCATGGTTGCTCTGCGTGGCAGCGGCGACTTGTTGTGCCCCACCCGCGCACTCCGTCAGGATCCATGCGCCATTTCCGGAGTTGACCGTCGATGCGACGACGTACTGGAAGCACGCGACGCCCTTGACGACCAGCTCGCCACCTTGAAGTGGCTGCAGAGCGAGTCCGTAGATCGGCTTAACGCCGAGGCCATCCACGTTCAGCGTCGACGCACCCGTGTTGGCGTTCGCGATGCTCACGTCAATGACGAGGCCGGAGGCGGTCGGGTAGGCAGGGAACGCAGCCAGGTTAGCAACCGCATACGTGTTCGCCGTGCCGGTGTCGGCAAGGACGGGATTCTGGCGGGCCGAGATGGCCACGGCCGTGGCAAGGTTCGACAAGAGTGTTGCCGTCGTGCCGTCATCCGTCGCGTTCTGGCCGGTTTGGTTGACGATGAACTGGGCGACTACCGCGGCCATGATGCTCGACTGGCGCCAGACCTTGTTGAGCTGATCCGACTGCGCGGTTCCGGATTGGAAGCCATTCAGGTCGGCCATCAGGTCACCGCCAGATTCACGCTCGCAGGCGTGCAAGACGCCGCTTCGTTGAACTGCAGCCCGTAGTCGGGCGTGCCGGCACCGCGCGGCCCGCTCAACGTCAGCCCGGACAGCTTGAAAGTCACGCCGCCGCCGACGCCGTTCGCCGCGGTAAGCGCGTCGCCCCACTCCACGCTGCCGGACAGGCCGCCGCCGATCTGTACGCCGTTGATGTAGTCCGATACCGCTTGCTGGATCTGCTGGCCGGTCTGTGTCGTGTAACCTGCGAGCGCCTTGAGGGTGACGGTTGCCGTGATCGGCGCGGCCGTCGGCCGGAAGAACTTGATAGTGATCGGCCGGCCGTAGACGTCCGTCACCACGACAGCGGTTGTGCCGTACGTCGGCGATCCAGGCGTCTTTTTGACAGCGATCGCGTTCGCGATCGCAGTTGCGTCGCCGCCTTCGATGACGAGCGAGATCGAGTGCCGAGGAAGGCCGTTTGCATCGGTCGCGTCAGTGTCGTTCTCGTATGGGACGTAGCGCGTGACGTCTGCAACGTTCGCCACCGCGCCGATGATCCCGTCGAGCACCGTCAGAGACGGGAGCGCCGTCGAAACCGTCTGGCGCTGACGCAACGCTGCGTCGGATTCGACCGGCGCGCCCGCAGCCGCGTCCGCCGGATTCGTCACCGTCTGCCAGCCGAACGCTGGCGTCGCGATCTGGTTGATCGTGCCGGCGCGCGCCGCGACGGCGCCGATCGTCGCGCACGTCGCCGTGACGGTGATCGTGCCGCTCGGCGGGATCGTCACGGTCGCCGGCAGCAGCCATTTCACGTCGTTGGCGTCCTTCGCCGCCCCGTTCGTGATCGTCGCGCCGGCCTGGCCGACGAGCACCAGGTCAGCGCTCGAGTACGATGCGACCTTCCGCGCGATGCCGTTGATCTTCACGTTGCTCGACAGCGCCGCGCCCTGCGCTGTGGCGGGGCTGAATGACTGGTAGATAGCGATCGCGACCGAGTTCACGTCGTTGATCGCCTTGGCGAACATGCCGAGCAGCTGACCGTCCTGGCTGTCCGGCTCCAGATACGTATCCGCGCCGTAGATTGCCCGGAACTGGTCCTGCAGGAACGAGAACACGTCGGCGTACGTCGGCGCCGTGATGCCGTTCGCGTCGATGGTGGGTGCGTGGGTCGTGAGAGTCACAATGTCGCCTGTACCGTGGTGGTGCCGTAGATAGTGTTGATCGTCGCGGCGACCGTGAGCGTGCGTGTCTCCGGGTCAACCGAGCTCGAGTAGCTCGCGATCTCGGTCACGCCCTGCGTGCCGAGGATGCGCTGGCGGATCGCTGCGTCGTAGGTGCCACCGGTGTACTTCCCGAGCACGTCGGTCGCCCACGGCATGCCCGCCGTCGTATCGATGAACCATTCACCGCGCAGCAGGCGCAGGCGCGTCAGAACGGCCTGCGCTACCGTCTCCGGCGTGTTCACGAGGAAGTCGGCCGCTCCTCCGCCGAAAACGTAGTCGCGTGCGGCGTCCAATCGTCGGTATCGCAT